GAGGTGGTTAGTGCTACAGCGGTTGCGGTAGCGATTAGGGCCTTCTTAAATGAAGCCATATTGTTTTCTCCTTTTATTATTTATTGTTTGATTAGATTAAATCAAATCGTTGTAAGTATTCACGAACTTCTTCGGTCATGGGTTTCAATTGTATCACGTTGTCATTACCCATGTCAACAACTTTCTTTGGTCTATCCCTAAAAGTATGAACCTCTACCTCAAGGTTCTGGTCTTTTGGAGTGTGGCTAATGGCACCAAAGATGGCACCGCAGACAGCATCCGCAAGGTCCTTAGAAGACTTACGAGGGTGGTCTACCCTGTTCTGCTTAACGATCTTAAGCTCTGTAAGCTCTTCAAATAGCAATTCAATTGTAGGAAGAACTAGACGCTCTTCATACATAAGCATAGCCATGTCTTCATAATGCTTCTTGGCAACAGATACAGTCTCCGTACGGATACCTACCTGCTTTAGTTCGTTCTGGATATCAAATGACTGCCATCGGTCAAATGAGACCATTCCAAGGTTGAATCCATTACGCCTTAGCCCCTGAATCCACTGCTTAACCTCTGAAAGGTTTACAGGGCCTTCAATCTTTGGCTCCCACCAGACTACAGCATCTACTACTACAACTGGCATTACCTGTGCATAATCCTTAACCATCTGAACATTTACCCACTTCTCTACGTGAGCAATTGCAACAGCACACTTGTCGTGCTTCTGTGCAAGGTCAGCATGGACGAAGTAAGTCTTATCTGGATCTGGAGTGAAGGTCTCATCAATTCGCTTATATCCGTCAATAGGATTGCGAATAGTCATACAAGCACGTACCTTTTCTACCTGCTTAAAGAACGCATCTGATGAGAACGTTGGTACGCAGGCGAAACGCTGCATGGCATCGCCAATATCAGTATAGAACGCTAACTTGAAATCGTCAATCTTTCTTGTAGGATTAACTACCCAGGTAGGACGCTTAATAGCAAACATTCCTGGAAACTTATACGAGATGATTGTGTCTTCATCCCACTCAATGTCCAGGCTGTTGCCCTCTGCATCTTCTGGTAAGTCTTCATTCATAATAAACTTATGATGCTTTGTTACAACTTCCTTCTCTGCAATAACGGCATCGTATCTCTGGGAGATAAAGTCTCCAGGATAACGTGGGAATGATAGCAGTGCTACCTTTCCTAAGTCTGGAAAGCGAGAGTCAACTGACGCACGGAAAGCCTTGTAAATGTTATCAGCCGTCTTGCCTTGGTCATTTCCTGTTCCAATCTCCTGAGCGAAACCAGAAATCTCATCTAGTACTGCAAGAATAAGGTTCAGGCCCTCGTGAGACTCACGCTCAGAGTGTCCAGAGTAAACAGTGATAGCATGGTCGAACTCGATGCTTTCTGCCTTTGCATGGAACTTGCCAGCAAACCACTCAGACTTTTCAATCTTAGTCTTAAAGCCCTTAAAGAAAACGTTCTTAGCCTGCTGAGCGTTGATAGCCACGTTAATAATATCAATAGCATCTCCAGATGGCTTGCCGAAGTAGCGAGCAGGATCTTTTAGACAAAGAAGTTTATACACAATATAAGAACATGCAACCGTTGAGACGAAGTCCTTACCGCTACCCTTACCAAGCTGAAGAATAACCTCATTCTTTGTATACTTCTTGAAGTAGCGTGTACCTTCTTCTTCACCTAATAGATCTATTAGATCTTCAAGCTTATAGATTTGACTCATTGCCTCTACGATATCGTATTGAATCTGTGACAATGGTGGTTGGTTTAGATACTCTGTGCCCTCGACAAATGTACGAGCGTCTACAGGCCTCTCTGCAAAGTTATTATCCTTGAGTACCTCAAAGAAATCATTGAACATCGTTGACAATTGTGATTACCTCTCGCTCTTTGGCTACCAAAGAAAGTCTACGCATAATCTCGTCACGAATCTGTGGGTGAGTAGTCGCAATATCCTTAAGTATATTAACTAGGATATCCTGCTTACGCTCAATCTCGACCATCTCTTCTGCAAGCTCCTTATTCTCAAGAAGTCCTGCCTTCTGTAGCATGTCAATACGGGTCTTCTCTAGGTCCATGACAAGCTTGATGCCTGCGGTCTTAGCGTTCAGGTTAGCTACGGTTGTTGCCTCATCGATAACCTCATATGCTTTACTAATTAGTTTAGTATAGTGAGTGTCTGCACCAACAAGTGCCTCTTTAGCACGAGCACGAATAGCTGCATTATCTGCAGCCATAGTTCGCCACTCATCAATATAGGCAACGACCTTTTGTCGTGGCATAGAAAGCTCTTTAGATATCTGAGTAGGCTCACTGCCCTGTAGATACTTCTCTACAACCTTGTTTACATTATCTAAATGCTCTATGGTTAAGTCTTCAAATGACATTACTTCTTAACCTTCTTTACTCTCTTCTTAGGGATGCGCTTAATGCGTTCAACTCTAAATGATCTGAATGCCCCAGCTCGTCCACGAAATACCTCAAAGCAGTCTACCCACTGAGAACCAGTCTCTGGGTTGATGGTGAGGCTGGCGAACTTAAACTTTAGCCCATACTCTCCAGATACCCTGAAGATTTCTCCCTGCTCAATTATCTTTCCGCTTGGGAGGGTTACTTGTGGTTCTTTTAGGAGTTGGGTCATTAGGCTTGTCCTTCAATTCGTTTAATCTCGTCATTAATGTAAAAGATCGCTTTCTTGAGATCTTCGATGTGCTTTCCTTCATTTTTTAATCCTGCCCTCCAGATATATTTGATAGCGTTGCCAAGGTTAAAATTCATGTGGCGAGTAATCGTAATTGCCTCAATGCCACTAGGGTGTGCCATGTAGTGCGATGGGTGGTTTACTTGATCAACAGTGATCTCTAGTGCTGTACTCTTAGCCATTTGTTTTCCTTCCACCAATTATCTTGGTGCACTTGTTGCATACGGTATATGTTATTCCTGTAAAAGGACATGATGACTCATTTGATGAATCATGCTTGCAGGTTATCCCCACAATAAAGCCCTTTATCTTTTTCTTGAAGTGTCTTAAAGTTTTCATCGCTTCGATCGTCTTAGTTTAAATTTTGCTAGGTAAACGTAGATAGTCTCTACGCTGGTACCACACTCTTTGGCAATGTCCTCTGGACTCTTCTTGTCGAACCAGTATCTCTTCTTAAGCCAAACTTCATTCTGATATAATTTTGACATACTATCTCCTATTTGTCAATCTTTTCCCAATTATGGATAGCATAGTGGCCAATGCCAACTGCATCTGCGACATCGTCATCGGTTAGATTCTTATCATAATAAGTATTAACAAACTTAATTGTTCGTTGCTTTCTTATTTCTCTAGATTTATTCTGGTACCAGTTCTTGGATTTGCCTGGGAACTCAGTGGCCATCTCCTGCTTCTCTTTTACAGAGAGCTTGTTATTGCCAATAAAGCTTTGCCATGTAATAGGATTAATAGATCCTGCAGTTCTTATCCCTGCTAGCTTTGCTGCCCCTAGGAGGGCTCCCTGTATAAGTGCAAGGTCTGAAGCTGTCTTTGGGCTGTTTATAAAGACGGTATGCTCAATTACAATTGCGTCTATGTCCATTAGCTCAAAGAACGGCAAGGACTTCCTAGCGGCGTCACCTAGCTTCTGGTAGGCGTTTAAGCCATCGAACCTAATCTTGCCACAGCTGTGAAGCTTGTTACCGTGGAAGATAGCAAAGGCAAGGCTATTGGTACTAGCATCAATTGCACAGATCTTGTCTGGCTTTAATGATGAATTAATTCTTCCCATTAGCCAAGCCCTTGATATCTTTTAAGACGTTGAATACGTCTTTGGGATTTACCTCGCACTTAGTGCAAAGCTCATCGTCGTTATATATTGATAGTTGTGAACTACAATGCTTACACTTTCTATCCTTACCAGTACGCTTGCTTCTACGTGTCAGCAAGTACCTGGCAGATATCTTTTCCTTAGTTGCAGATTCCCTACAAGGTGCAGAACAGTATATCTGATAAGATATTTTAGTTTCGAATGTGTTGTCACACCATTGACAGTGCTTCATCTATTGGCTCCAGAGATTTCAATTTGATGTCTCCGATACCAGCTTCTGCACACATCTTAGATATAGGACATGTCTTGCAGATTTTTGAATTTGATCGGTAGTTCTTTTCTGGCAATGTTCTATCTGTCCACGCCTTACGAACCTCTTTCATCCAATCAAATGCCTGGTCTACCCACCTAGCATAGTAGTCGTTTAACTCTACTGGTAGGATAAGTAGCTCGTGGTTGTTCTTATTCTCATAGATCAGAACTGCCTTATCCTTCTTTAGAATCTTCATATAGATAAGAAGCTGAACTAGGTGACCAGTCTTTGGCTTCCCAGAGTTCTTTCTATACTCAAATCCCTCACTTGGCATTGTTTTAATTTCGCCAAGAAGTTCTTGACCTTCCCAATTAAGCATTACGTCGCCGTAACCAAAGATTGGAGGGTCTTCTGCTGTAATCTTGAACTCAGAATCGATTAGGAAG